AATTTGATACGGAAGCAGAACAAAAGAAAAATTTTAGAAAAATATCCCATTTATAGTGTTTTTTCTGTTCGATGTCGTCTTACTACACATGTAGAACTACATCAGGAGGAAGCAGGGTAAAGGAAAGGGGGCGAGTAGAAAATGGGAATAGTTGACGCTTTTACAGCAGAAACGCCAATTACGATTAAACAGCCGCAGTATTACGATATGGTGTTTCAGGCAGCAAAGATGGAGCTGCTTGAGAATGCGGTGATGGCGGATGTGCCTAATAAGCATATCCGGGCAATGATGGGACACAGAGATGATGTCCAGATTGGAGGATGTGAGAAAGATGATGAAGAATGAATTCGAGAACCTGATTCACGGATCTGTGACAGATGAAGAGTACGAGCTGATTGAGACCGTATACATGTGGCATCCAGCAATCCGGAATACATCCGGTAAGGAAGAAGTAGCAGAGCTGTATAAGAGCTTTGGACTCATAATCTTCAAAGATATGTTCCGGAGAGCAATGAAGCTAAAGGAGATAGATGAGGAGATTCGGTCACTTAATCGGGCGAAAGACAGCTTGGTTGCGGAACGGGAACGATTGAAGAAGGGAGCGTGATGGGATGGCAGATGACTCTCAGATTAAAAACGATTTCGTGAATGAGATTGTGATATCCATGTATGCGGATATTGGAGAGGAATGTGCAACCAGATTGAAGAACGTATTGTATATGAATCTGACAAGGTATGACATGAGCATGAAGTCGACGGACGTGGCTATATACAAGGGTGATGAGACAGAGATATTGCTTCGTAAGTTTTTGATCGCGAAGAAAATAAAGGGATGCACAGATAGGACAATTAAGTATTACAAATGCACGTGTGAAATGTTTTTCAATAAAGTGCAGAAGTCACCAATGGACGTAGATGCCGATGATATCCGGCTGTATATCGCGGAGCGGCAGGCAAAGGACAAAGTATCAAATGTCACAATTAATAATGAACGCCGGAACATAAGCAGCTTCTTTGACTGGTTGCAGAAGGAAGAAATCCGGTTGAAAAATCCGATGATGAAGATTGATGCCATCAAAGAGGTAAAAAAGAAAAAGCATGCATTTACGGAGCTGGAGATTGAAACGATGCGCAATTGTATTAAAGACGAGAAAAACAAAGCAATTTATGAAATTCTCGTATCGACATGGGCGCGTGTATCCGAGGTTGCGCAAATTAGAATAGACGAGATTGAGGGTGACAAGCTCATAGTTCATGGCAAAGGACAGAAGGATCGAACAGTGTATTTGAATGCAAAGGCTCAGATTGCAATTCAGAATTATATGCAATTAAGAAGTGACGATAATCCGTATTTGTTCCCGCGCATGGTAGCAGCTAAGAAAATCGGGAAGATGAAAGAAAAAAAGAGCAAGTGGTATCAGAATCCAGACTATATCGATTCCGGACACACAGGAGCTGGAACAATCGAGTACATGATTAGGAAAGTGGGAAAAAGTAACAATATTCAGGCAAACCCACACAAATTTCGAAGAACCGGAGCAACAATGGCGCTTCGATCTGGTATGCCGATTGAGCAGGTGAGCCGGATATTAGGACATAACAGCATAGAGACAACACAGATCTATCTGGACATTAAAGAATCCGATGTCAAAGATGCTTATGACAAATATGCGAGGTGAATATGGACTATAAAAAAGAGATTATTTCGGCAATTCAAAAGATATCTGGACGGTATTCAGTTTATGAGGTATTTGCGGACTGGGTAAAGATGACGGCAATCGCAATTAGTAACACGATAGATATCAACAACTATCCATCACGCGAAAAAGAGTATATGGAGCTATCCCGCAAATATACGCTGGATGAACTGATGCAGATGTCGGAAATGTGCAGCCTGCTCACAAGAGCATGTGAAGAGAAAATGGAAGATGTTCTTGGATACATCTATATGCATCTTGAAATATCAAATGCACGACTTGGACAATTTTTCACGCCGTATCATGTGTGCCAGCTTATGGCACAAACATATAAAGCTCCAGAAGATACATTGATCCGGGTAAGTGAGCCATCCTGTGGTGCCGGTGGAAATATCATTGCGATAGCAGAAAAGCTGAAAGCCGATGGAATCAATTACCAGGAGCGATTGTGTGTCACATGTCAGGATCTGGACTGGAAGGCTATATATATGTGCTACGTACAGTTAAGTCTATACGGAATACCGGCAGTTGTGGTACAGGGCGATACGCTGCGTGAGCCGTTCAATGGGAAATTGACTGGAAATGTATATGTTACACCGATGAAGGTGTTGCAGTTGAACCGGTGACAATTTGTCATCAACTGAATTTGATTGAAGAAAGGAAGTGAGGAGCATGGAGATAACATCAGTTAAGTACATAAGTGCATCACCGTATATTTCAAAAGCGCAGATACAGAAGTCGATGAATGTATCTGCACGGACAGTATCGAACCGGCTTGCAGAGATTGACGAGTATGTGCAGAAGGGACGTTATGGGAACTACACGATTCTTGATGGATGCGGAGTGACGTATGTCAACTATTTGGCTTTCGTCGATTTCTTGCGATATCGAAAAGACTTGAAAGCGGGACGCAAGGTGCCGGCATTTAATCCGACATCGGTCGCGAGACAGATCGGATGGGGCAACCTGCAGGCGGAATATCAGTAGAAGGGATGAGAGGATGAGTAACAAGATGATCATAACAACATATAAGCTGGCGACGATCGCGATGGTGGAAGGTGCTGTACTACTTTGGATGGGTATGATTTACGGATTTGGAATCATGTTGGTAGGCACAATCTGGCAGCAGTTGATCGCGCTGGCGAATGAAACGGAGGAAGAAGATGAGACTGAAAGACGAGAAACTAAAGCGCCCGGCAAAGCCGACGCGAAAGCAAAAGGAAATCATGACAAAAAACGGATTGCGCTGGGAAAACTGGAACGTCGAGGCAGACTGCGCAGATCACATCATCGTGAAGAGCAAGACGTCAGACCGAAGAAGGGTGGCGTACAAGTGACCAAGATGGATGAAATCATGCACAAGGCATATATGAGTGCAAAGAGCTTCACAGGTTTGGAGCCTCCGGCAGGATGCCTGTACATAGGCAGCAGGATCGCAAATGGCGACCGGTACCGGTATTGGGTAGCAGAGGATGGCACCTACTATCAGGAGTCGACCGGAGAAGCTGCATTGAAAAGAAAAAGAGCCGGCTGAAAACCGGCTCAGGTGTAATACCTCGAATCTGACAATTTGAGTGTATCACACCAAGCTTATATCGTCAAGAAAAGCGGGATAAAAGCTCGCTTTGAGACAGTATTAGCATATTAAAGTTAGGGACAAGGATACACTTTCGATGGCATACAGAAAACATACATTTACATTTACGAATTCCATAGAGCATGCATATAAGTTCGCAGGGCATACAGGAGCAAAAGGCGAGCACCGGGCGAAAAGGAAGAAACCGACACCGGAACAGGTGAAACGCCAGAATCAGATCAATAAAGAGAACAAATATAGACATTTGCTGAAAGCAAACTTCCTCCCAGGCGATTGCTGGATCACATTGAAGTATCCGGCAGGTACGCGAAAAAGCATGGATGCCGTCAAGCAGGATTTGGCACTGTTTGATAAGCGCATGCGGAGAGATTATGCAGCACACGGCGAGAAGTGGAAGTGGATCAGACGCGTAGAAATTGGCAAAAGAGGTGGTATCCATATCCACCTGATCTGCAACCGAATATGGAACACGGAGCTGCTGATAGCGAAAAACTGGCCGGGATTGTCACATCATAGTGAACCGGTCCGGGATGAGGAAGGATTCGGACAGCTTGCATCATATCTGTGCAAACCGCTTCCGGAAGAAATCGAACAGGAAAGCATATTTGAACCGGAAGAGATCAAGCGTGCATCCAGTCTTTCATCAAGCAGGAATTTAATGCGTCCAGAGCCGGAGAAGAAAGCATATGTCCGGCGGACAATGAAGAAGATCATCACGGATGGACCGGTAGCCCGTCCGGGGTATTACATAGAAAAAAAATCAATTCGAATTGGCATAAATCAGGTAACAGGGTATAGCTATGTCTATTACACGGAAGTAAAGATACAGCAGACCAAGAGAGTGATACGAGCACCGGGCGACGATTGGTCGAAGTTGCACCGGTGCAACGAAAGGAAGAGACGAAAATGCAGGAAGTGAGGATATATATTGAGACTTCGACGATTGCGCCGCGCGCCACGAAAGCCGACGGCATGTATGTGATGGAAGCATACGAAGATGGAAAACAGATGCTATACAAAGGCGAGCCTGTGATCGTGTATGAAGTCATGCATTTTGAACACTGTAATACGAATATTATTACGCTGACACTGCTCATTGCAGCATTGGAACGGATGCAGAAGGGATGTACCGTGCACATCCACACACGCACGGAGCATGTATTCTGGACGTTGAAAAATGACTGGTTAGGTGGCTGGAAGAAAAATGGCTGGAAGTCTGCGAGAGGTGTTGCAATCAAGAATGCAGAAATGTGGGAAAAAGTCGAGTATTTACTCAATAAAAATGAAAGTTGGACTGTATCCGAGGACACGCACGAGTGGAAGGCTTGGATGCAGGAGAAGATGAAGAATGGAGGCATGAAAAATGTGGGATAAATTTGGAGAGTTGGACAGTGCCGAGGAGATCAACCGCCTTGCGGCAGCAGAACTGCAGGAGGGCGACGTCGACGCACTCAAGGTACTTGCGGAAGAAAACGGACTGGATAAAGACGATGTAGAAGATTATATCGACGGCCTGATCGATGAACTGACAACACCGGAGCTTGCGGCAATCGGAAAGCTGGAGGTGGAAACGAAGCATCTGAAAGTGACGGGCATCCTGGCAGACTGGGTAGATGAGATTAAAGCGGAGATCATGCGGAATCGTGAGCTGGCTGTGGCAGTGCGACACAAAGGGAAGGATCTTGCAGGATACATTGCACTGACTGCAGAAACTGGATATAAGAATCGGGCGGTTGTGCATAAGGAGATCGTTGATAAGACAACGGAGATAAAGAAAATACTCGGATCGCATGAATTCGCAATCGGAGTACCATCAAGAACCGAGCGCAAGGAACTGGTACAGCGCTATTACATGGGAGGTACGAAGGAATGATGGCATTTAAGGGATTTACGGTAGATCTAAGAAGTGTGATGGGCGATGGAAAGAAAAAGACATGCTGCTTTGTACCAGGAGAGACAAAGAAGGTTGAAAGAAGCAAGACTGCAAATTCCGGATTCCATTGCTGCGAATATCCGCCGGACTGCCTGCGATACTACAGTTGGGAAAAAGGTCGTTTCTTCCGCGTAGAGGCGGCAGGCGATATCGACGAGGATGAAGGAGAACGTATCGCGGCAACAGAGATTACGCTTGTGGAAGAGCTGGATGCACGGAAATTTGCTTATTATATCATGCGATATATAGCCATGTATCCACGGAGAAAGAATTGGATCACGAATATGACAGGAGTATCCATACAGCCGGACAAAGCAAAGGTATCGGAAGTGGGGCATATAGCAATTGCCAGAGGCAGCAGTCCGCGTGTCAGAGGTACAGAGGGAAGCGTGGTCGGACTGATTGTCGAGAAGGACGAAGAAATCAAGAATATGAAAATGCTCGTCGTAACAAGTAAATATGCGGATAAATGGCTGTACATCGATAAGAACAGACAATTGCATGTGGAGGAAGATGTATGAAAGAAAAAGCGATAGAGAATACACCGGCGCCGAAGACGAAGAAAAAAGGCTGGTGGACAATCTTGCAGGTTGTACAGGGAATAGTAGTATTGAATACTTACAAGAACAAAATATTACAAAAACGGCACTGCTTTAACCCGAAGAATAGTGAGTATGCAACATGGCATGCGGATACCGGGTTATGGCATGCAGAGAAGGTGCCTGCCGCATACGAAGCGAGCTGTGATGGCGGTTATGGATATTACGGAAAAAATGGTGACAGCAGTATGTCGAGCGAAGATCATGATCGATTGAAGGAAATATTGGATGATGTAAAAAAGCCATATACATATTATCGAGCTGATTTGATTGACAGTATCTATGATTTGGAGCAGGAAAGAGACAGGAAAGCGCGGCAGACAAAGGAAGAGCGAAGATTTGCAAGAGTTACAGCATTGATGGATCGTGTGCCAGATGTGCCTACAGATCTGCGAGACTGGATAGATAAGCAGTTCACCGGCGGGGAAAACTGGTGTATCAAGGACAGGGATACAAAGAAATGGGTATGCTCGGCATGTGGCGTTTCGTTTGAATTGAAGAATAAGCCGCAGAACAACGACAACATTACATGTCCGGAGTGTAATCGGGAGATTAAGTATTTGTCACGAAAACGGAAAGTTGAGATGGTTGAACATTTCTGCCTGATCCAGCCGATGGATACAGACACATCCGTATGCAGGCATTTTGTAACAGAAATCACTTTCGAACCGGGAGTATGTGAACACAAAAATATATGGATAGATGAAGAAATACGGGTAATCCTGAACAAGCAAATTGATACGCTTGAATTCAATCGAAAGAAAAAAGCAGAATGCGACATCTACTATAAGCAGTGGAGTTGCTTTGATAACAAAGGAAATCCGCAGAACAAGCGGGAATATGTTGGAGCACTGTATGATGCTGGAATCATGGAAGCCTTCAAGGATACAAGCTATGAGCCGTGGAGCTGGTTATTCACCCAGATGGCGGCAGCGGGACAGCAGTGCAACTGGAATGCAATGATGGCAGCAGTCAAAGACAAAGAATACATGCAGGTAGCAGAGATGTTGTTCCGTGGAAGATTCTACCGGATGCTGACAGAGACAAGCATGCAGATAAGTTATTGGGACTTAGAGTATATCGGTTATCTGGATGTGACCGGCCGGACGATTGAAGAGGTGTTTGGAATTGCAGACAGACAAAAGATCAACCGGATCCGGGATTGTAACGGTGGTGGGCTGATTCTTAAGTGGATGCAGTACAGTGAAGAAAAAGGCGAGAAAATATCTGAGAAGCTGCTTACATGGGCGAAGCGTGAAAATATTACGCCAGATACATTAAAAGAGCCGTTGACGTATATGTCGGCAGAGCAGGCAATGAATTACATCGAAAAGCAGAAAAAGGAGCAGTACAAAGGAAAGAGTACGCGTGTAATTGTAGATCAATATGCCGATTATATACGGATGTGTAACAAGCTGAAAAAGAAACTGGATGATGAAATGATCTATAAGCCGCGGGAACTGAAGCGGCGACATGATGGAGCGGTCGAGGAAATCAAGGTAAGGGAAATAGAGATTGATTCAGAGGAGTATTCAGAACGGTATCCGGAAGCCGAGGATGTACTGAAGGAAATAAAAAAGAAATTCGAGTACAGAGGCACCGAATATTTCATCATGGTACCGGAGCGGATATATGACATTGTATGCGAAGGACGGAGCCTGCATCACTGTGTCGGATCCACAGACAGGTATTTTGACCGGATGGCGCAGCATGAGACATATATCTGCTTCCTGCGGAAGGTAGAAGAACCGGACAAACCATTTTATACGATCGAAGTGGAACCGGGAGGCACGATCAGACAGCATCGTGGCATGTTCGATGAAGAACCGGAGTTAGAAACAGTAAAACCATTTCTGAAGGAGTGGCAGAAAGAGATACGGAAACGAATGAGTGAGGAAGATCATGCGCGCGCGAAGCAGTCGAAGGTATTACGAGAAGCAAATATAAGGGAATTGCAGGAGAAGAACAATACCAGAGTGCTTCAGGGATTGATGGAAGACTTTATGGAGGCAGTGTGAAAGGAGCGAAGACATGTTGGAATTAACAGAAAGATCAGAAGAGTATTCGCAGGAGTATCTTTCGTTCAAGCAGGAGCTTGATACGGAACTCAACAAGGCAGCAGACGGATTTGTGAAGATAGGTTATCTGCTCCGTAGGGCAGAGGACTCTGATATCCTGCGGACAAGCGGGTACCGGAATGTAACGGAATTTGCGGCGGCAGAATACGGATTGTCAAAAGATGTGGTATCAAGATATATCAATATCAACAAACGATACAGCGAGGGCGGGTATGCGCCTGTCCTTGCAGAAAGATATCATGGGTTCGGCATGGCAAAGTTGGCAGAGATGCTGACACTCCCGCAGGCGATTGTAGACACGATTCCGGAGGAACTGTCGAAGACAGAAATCCGGGAGATCAAGAAGGAGTTCGATGCAGAGCAGGGCGTGACAGATATCGAGATTGCGATTGAGGCAGCAGGACAGCCAGAGGAACAAAGAGAAGATACGTTGCTGACGCAGGTAGTAAGAGCATGGCTGCATGATATACCGGACGACTTCCGGCGATTATCGAGCGTGATTTATCCGGATTATGATATTGACAAGATGATGGACATCATTGCGCCGGACGAGACGAGAGTGATCATCGTGCGAGTCCCGGGCGTTGGAAGGCTGATGATGACATGCTCGATTTCGGCAAGTATCAAGATCGTCAATATGCGTACCGGAGAAAATGAGCAGATAAGCTGGGAAGGCCTGTGTAGCGCCGCATCTGCAATCTGTGCGCGCAGATATCCGGATGAGAGGATCGAAGATGTCTGGGCGAGGACATATGATGATCCGTATCCGGAAGAGAAGAAAGAAGAACCGAAGCCGGAGCCGAGGAAGGAAGTGAAAAACGAAGAGAAGAAGCCTGCGAAGCGGAAGGAAAGTAAAGTCACGGTTGCAAAGCCGGTGAAGAAAGAAGAACCGAAGAAGCAGTATGAAAAGCCTGTGATCGTCGAGATGCATCATGATCCGGAGGTGCTGGAAAGAGATGCAGAAGAAGTGAAGAATGCAGCGGAAGCTGATCAGGAGGAAAGCGCACATCAGAAAGAAGGTACCGAAGAACAGGAAGCATATGCTCCAGCAAGGTATTGGGGGTATACAGACAATTCCGAATACGAAGAGACACTGGAAGAGCTTCAGGATGACATGAAGGATCTGCATAAATATTTTGAGCAGAAAGACTACAGTATGGCAAAGAAGACGGCAGAGGATGTTAGAGATGGGATTGAGAGTCTGCTGAAGATAATGGAGAGACACAATGGATAAAAGTAAGAAAGGAGAAAACAATGACAAATAAAGGAACATGTAAGTACTGTATGAATATTGTACTCTTTGGAGAAGAGATACCGGATGATCAGGCAGAGGAGCATGCAATCATGATGTGCGACTGTCAAGGAGCGAGAATCCATCAGAGAGCGAGAAAAAGACAGGAGAAGGCAAAAGACAACATTAAGCTGGCAATCAATGAGACGGACGAGGAAGTGTGCGAGTATCTGAAACAGTGCGTTGAGCTTGTTGATCGGAGAAACATAGTGAAGATAACAGCGGACAATGGAAGAGGTGTTAAGATCACGATCAGCAAGACAAATAAGGACACAATCAAGGTAACGAAAAAAGTGAGCAAGGACGTGGTTTATGATGAGTAGATTGATAGACGATATGAGCTTAAAAGATCGAGTAAGTGAGTACACTTTGAGCTCGGATGAATACGAACGGTTCTGCAGAATTATTGACGCAGAACCTACTGCATATAACGTAGATAATGTTTTGAAGCAACTGGAAGAGGAAAAAGAGCTTTCATATGCTGATTTTGACGAGTATGTGGATAAAGTATGTCCTTGCTTGGATGCAGAATATGATGACTTGTACCACAGAGGACTGGATAGAGCGATCGAGATAGTAAAGCAAGGAGGGGAATCATGAGTAGATCTATCATGCAGAACAAAGACGGATGATGTAGCATCGAAATGGAGGATATGAGCATGTACATAGAAGAAATAACAGAGCAGACGGTTATTCCGAATCTGATGGATGATGAGAACGTCTGCATGATTAAGAGAAATTATTCGGGCAAGCTGGAGATCAGTGAGCTTGCCACGTTCCAGATCTCGAAGATTAAGAAGTATATGGAACGTAAAGATGTTGCATTTGTTATCGTAAAGGAAGATGAAAAGGGAGATGTGAATCATGAGTAAATCTATCATACAGAACAAAGACGGATGCTGTTACATGTGCGATCTGCTCGGGACAAGGCAGCAGGGCTATACGATTGAAGAGCATCATTGCTTTGGAGGACCAAACCGAAAACTGTCCGAAAAATATGGTTTGAAGGTTTACCTGTGCCCGGAGCATCACCGGACAGGACCGGATGCGGTACACCAGAACAGCGACTATATGCAGATATTGCACGAAGCGGCACAGAAGGCTTTCGAAGAGCACTATCCAGATAAGAGCTTCCGGGAGATCTTCGGGAAGAATTACCTGTAAAGTCTAGTAAATACTAGATAAAGATGCACATTGAAAAGTGAATACTGGTCAGAAATTTTTCATCTTTTTTAATAAAAAGTATTGACATACGGTACACCGTATGATATTATAATACTTGTAAGGAGGTGAATAAGAAATGGCTAAGAAAAAACAAAAGAAAAAGCCCAAACTTGAAAAAGTCGCAATCGTAACAGGCATCCTGCAAGGCATAGCAACCATAGTATGCTTGATCTACGAAACCTTCTTCAAGTAAGGGCACAGGCGGTGGGAATATCCCACCCACCGCCTAATTTTATTCTAAGCCATTTTTGAAGATATGTCTATAAGAAAAGTATTAACAATTATTAGCACCTGTTCGGCGGCGGTTCTTGTGTACTATGCAATCAGAAAAGGATTGGATGCGGCAATTGCAATAGCACTTGTATTGAGTGTGGCATCAATTGGATTAAATATATATTGTGAGGTGCACGATGGAAGAAAAGAAGATTAGACCGCAGGACAAGTGGAATGCAAAAGCTGGCTTGATAAGCAAATCATATAAGCTGAAGCGAGAGCTGGTAGAGGCATTTGCAGATGCATGTGAGAAGGCTGGAGTAAGTCAAGCCGGACAGCTTAGCATGATGATGAGAGAATTCATCGAGAAAAACAAGTAAATACTAGAAAAGGAAAGGTACTGACCAGTATTCATTGGTTGGTACCTTTTTTATTTTGGCACTAAGAAAATATATCATAAATCTAAAGAAGGAAGGGGGTGAGAATCTGGGAAACTGAAAGAACATAAACATATAAAATGATTGGAGGATATAAAGATGGCAAAAGTATATATTGGAGTAGGACATGGCGGGAGCGATCCCGGAGCAGTGAAGTATCTTGTAGAAAAAGATATTGATTTGCAGATGGCAAAGGGATGCCGCGATTATCTGAAAGAGCATGGCGTAGATGTATTGATTAGCAGAACTGGAGATATTGATAGCTCAATCAACGAAAAGACAACAATGTGCAATCATTGGGGCGCAGATCTGGCACTTGATATACATAACAATGCAGGCGGCGGAGAAGGCTTCGAAGTATGGCACAGTGTGAACGGTGGCAAAGGAAAGGTGCTTGCACAGAACATAGAGAAAGAAGTTGTGAAGATCGGGCAGAAAAGCCGTGGCTTAAAGACAAAAAAGAACGCATACGGAAGTGATTATTTTGGCTTTATTAGACAGACGAAATGCCCGGCGATTATCTGCGAGGGTGTATTTGTAGACAATAAAGCTGATGCGGCAAAAGCGGATACAGAAGAGAAGTGCCGGGCGTTTGGTGTAGCATATGCGAAAGGAATCCTTGCAACGCTTGGTATGAATACAGAACAGAGTGCAAACGGAGAAACAAAGACACCGGAGCAGGCAGCAGTCAAACCGGAACAGGCACAGGCAGATACATATAGGGTTAAGGTCACAGTATCTGCACTAAACATCCGGAAGGGAGCAGGTACCAACTATCATACAACCGGATGCATCCGTGACAAAGGTGTATATACGATCGTTGCGGAGGCTGCCGGAACAGGAGCAACGAAGTGGGGCAAGCTTAAAAGCGGCGCCGGATGGATTGCATTAGATTATACCAAACGAGTGTAAAGGGGCGATGCGAGAAATGCCAAGACATAGAAATACGGTGGCAAAGTACAACATAAGCAAGCATAGATATCTTGAATTATATCACTATTGCATGCAGTATCCGGAATGGATAAAAGAGTTGAAAGAACTGCGCGGACTACGCTCGCACGAACAGACGGCAGGAACAGGACTTTCAAACCCAACTGCAAGTGCGGCAATAAAGGCAGCGGAATTAAGCGCAAGATGCAAGACCATCGAAGATACAGCATACGAAGCGAACAAAGAGATTGCAATGTACATTCTTGCAGGTGTGACAGACGAAGAGTGCACATATAAGACGCTTGAGGCGCGTGGGATGCCAGCATCACGCACATTATATTATCGCGGTCGTAGAAAATTCTACTACCTATTGTCACAAAAACTGAAATGAGGAGAAAATATGAAAACGGAACATGAGATTATCGAGGAATACATTGACTACTATAACGAAAGGGAATTTGTAGAGAGCCTGACGTTGCAAGATCAGATGCTTTATAGACTTGCATTAAGAGAGACGTATTCATACTTGTTTTTTAAGCTATATGTAAGAGTGAGAGAATTCTTCGGAAGTTTTAAGAAAAAATGAAAGTGGAGTACTCAGGGGACATTTTAAGTGATATTATGATAGCATAAGATATTTGAGAGACACGAAGGCAGCAGTTGTATGGAAACATATAGCTGCTGTTTTGCGTAGAAAGGAGAGACGATGAAACAGACGATATGTACAGCAGTAGGAATGATTGGATCTGCGATTGCTTCGGTATTTGGTGGATGGGATGCGGGAACCGTAACTTTGCTCATATTCATGGCGATTGATTATGTATCCGGTTTGGTTGTAGCGGGAGTGTTCCACAAAAGCAACAAGACAGATACCGGAAGCCTGGAGAGCAAAGCAGGATGGAAAGGCTTATGCAGAAAGTGCATGACACTTGTGTTCGTGATCGTGGCATACAGATTAGATCTTGTGATTGGAACGAATTATATCCGCGACGCGGTTGTGATTGCATTTATCGCAAATGAAACGATATCACTGGTAGAAAACGCAGGACTTATGGGCGTAAAGCTCCCGGCAGTAATCACAAAGGCAATCGATGTCCTTCAGAAGAAATCAGAGGAAGAATGATGTATAACGATACCAGATGGAAAAGGAAACGCGCATCCGTATTGAGACGGGATGCATATCAGTGTCAGGAGTGCAGACGCTACGGAAAGCGAAGACAAGGAGAGCATGTGCATCATGTATTCCCGGTTGAATACTATCCGGATGAGAGATACAACGACTGCAACCTGATAACCTTGTGCCAGTCCTGCCACAACAAGATGCATGACAGGGATTCGCACGAGCTTACAGCGTATGGAAAACAGTTACAACTGCGTATGAAGAAGAGATATGGCAGCAGACTCCCCCCTCTCTAGCGATTTTGGAGCGGGTGAGGATAGAACGGTGGGTGGAGCCTTTTCCAAATACGCAGGATTTTTTGAGAAAGGGGGAAACCGGGTGAAAAAGACAGCATGGAAAAATCGAATAATATCAGCAGCCAAGGCGGTTGGCACGTATCGGGATGCTTTTCTTCCGATGATCGATACGCTCGCAAATATACTTGCAGAGCGTGACAAAATCTATCAGGAATACGTCGAAACCGGTGCCAAACCTGTAGTGGAGCATACGAACAAAAACGGAAGTACCAACATGACCAAAAATCCGCTGTTGGTGAGCTGGGGCGACATGAATACATCCGCGCTTGCGTATTGGCGTGATCTTGGGCTCACACCGGCAGGGCTGAAAAAGATTGATGAATCTGCAATCAAAACCAAGAAGACATCGGCATTAGGAGATATTCTGCGGGACATTGGCAGCTAAGAAGTATAGGCAGGTAGCGATCGACTATGCCAGGGATGTAGTTGCGGGAAAGATCATTGCCGGAAACAATGTACGAGAGTGCAAGCGATTCCTGGACGATCTGGAACGTGATGATCTGGAGCTGCACACGAAAGAGCCGGATTTTGTGATCAATATCATTGAGCGGGTAATGGTTCACGTGAAGGGAGAGGACCTGCAAGGGCACTCTCTGCGGAATACTCCGTTGATATTGCAGCCGTGGCAGATATTCATCGTATATAACTTAATAGGATTTTACTATAAAGGTACTCAGATCAGACGATACAAAGAGGCCTTTATTTTTATTCCGAGAAAGCAGGGCAAGACGCTGTTTGTGGCGGCGCTTGCGTTTGCACTTGGCCTTCTGGAAAGAAGATCAGGAGCGACAATCTATATTGTGGCCGCCGCCTTGAAGCAGGCGAAGCAGAGCTTTGACGACATCCTGCATACATTGCGGTACCGTGGCATGATAAACGAGTTTAAGGTGCTGAATAACAATGCACAGCATTCCATCGAGTACACGTTTTACAACGAGGACGAAGAGCCGGAAGGTTCCCTGTACATCGAAGCACTTGCCAGCAATCCGGATACGCAGGATTCATTCAACTGTAACATAGCCATCGCGGATGAGGTGCATGCGTTCAAGCGTGCATCGCAGTACAACCGATTCAAGGAGGCAATGGCAGCATACACGAACAAGCTGATGATCGGTATCACAACTGCGGGCGATAACATGAATAGCTTTTGTTATCGTCGGTTGGAATATGCAAACAAGATTCTGGATGGCGTTGTGAAGGATGATACATTGTTTTGCTTCGTGTCACGAGCCGATCAGGATGAGAAGGGCAATGTAGATTTTACAAATCCAATCCAGCATGAAAAGGCAAATCCGGGATATGGTGTGACAATCCGGCCGGAAGCTATCATGAACGATTCCATACAGGCGCAGAACGATCCGCAACAGCGGAAGGATTTTCTAAGTCGCCAGTTGAATGTATATACCACGGCGATGAAGGCATATTTCGACATCAAAGAGTTCCAAAATTCAGATAAGCAGTACAACTGGAGCATAGAGGAGCTGGCAAAGCTCAAAATCGACTGGTACGGCGGTGCCGACCTGTCGAAGCTGCACGATCTTACTGCGGCGGCGCTGTTCGGACACTATAAAGGTGTGGATATCATTATCACACATGCATTCTTCCCGGTTGTGAAAGCAGCAAGGAAAGCAGATGAAGACAACATACCGCTGTTTGGATGGCGGGACGATGGATGGCTGACCATGTGCAACACGCCGACGGTTAACGTTGGAGATATTGTGACTTGGTTCAAGGAGATGCGGAGCAAAGGCTTTAAGATCAAGCAGGTTGGTCACGATAAGAAGTTTGCACGTAAGTACTTTATCCAGATGAAAAAGGCAGGGTTCCGTATAGTCGACCAGCCACAGTATTTCTACGTGAAGTCAGAGGGGTTCCGGTATATTGAGAAATCTGCCAAAGATGGAACGTTGTATTACCTGCATTCAGATGCTTACGAGTACTGCGTGCAGAATGTACATGCAATTGAGAAGACAGACGACATGATCCAATTTGAGAAGATGGAACCGACGGCACGTATCGACTTGTTCGATTCGAGTGTGTTTGCGTGCGTCAGATACTTGAATTCGCTCGAAAAGAACGAGAAATCAAAAAGCTGGTGGGGAGGTGAGAATGAAGATGAGTAAAAAGAATAACGTGCTACAGCGGGCACTAAGAAAAGCAGGACGAACCCGATCGGCGGTGCTGATCGGAAGCACGGAAGCATATGATATCCTGTGCGGTGATGGTTATACATCTCTGGACCAGAACCCGGAGATTGTAGCAGCCTGCCGTAAGATTGCAGAAGTGGTTGGAGCAATGACGATTCACGTCATGGAGAACACCGAACGCGGTGACGAGCGTGTGATCAATGAGCTGTCGCGAAAGATTGATATAAACCCATGCAGTAGCATGAGCATGACGCGGCAGACGTTTATAGAAGCGATTGTGATGAATCTGCTCCTGTATGGCAAAGGCAATTCGGTTGTGAAAGTATACACGGAAGATGGATATCTGTCTGATATGGAGCCGGTGGCTGCAAACAGAGTAGTATTTCAGGGCGATTACACCAGATATCGTGTGATGATTGATGGAATCCCTTATGCTCCGGATGAGGTGATGCACTTTGTATATAATCCGGATAAGGTATACATGTACAAAGGGCAGGGCGTTACAGCACAGTTGAAAGATGTCGCGGATAACCTGCGACAGGCACAGGTTACAACAAATGCATTCATGAAGAGTAAGTACAAGCCAAGCCTGATCGTTAAAGTGGATGGAATGACGGAAGAATTCTCGTCGCCAAAGGGCAGACAGAAGCTGATCAATGAGTACATGAATTCTGGCGAAGCTGGTGCACCGTGGCTGATACCTGCGGAACAGTTTGAGATAGAACAGATCAAACCGTTGTCTCTGTCAGATCTTGCGATATCCGACAATGTAAAGCTGGACAAGCAAAGTGTAGCCGCGATATTAGGAGTGCCTGCGTTCGTGCTTGGCGTTGGAGAGTACAAGCAGGATGAGTGGAATTATTTTGTCAAGACGAAAATAAAGACGATTGTCACAGGCTTACAGCAGGAGATGACGCGGAAACTGATATACAGTCCGAATATGTACATCAAGTTCAATGTCCTGTCCGTGATGGATTGGGATCTGACGACGATAGCATCCGTATTCGGTTCGCTGTCAGACCGTGGATTTGTGACTGGAAATGAAGTCAGAGACAAGATAGGCATGTCACCAAAGGAAGGCTTGGATGAACTTAGAGTGCTTGAAAACTATATACCGTGGGACATGGCAGCAGCACAGAAGAAATTGATACAGAAGGGAGAAGACAATGGATAGACATATTCGACAGATACGATCTGTCGCATCGGAATTTAATACGAGAGAAGACGGCGAGGCACTTTCGATTGAAGGTTACTTCGCCGTTTTTAATAGCACCTATATTATTGCACCGGGTTACAGCGAAAGTGTCGAAAGTGGAGCATTTACTGAGACAATTTCAGATGATATCCGCGCGTTAATCAATCATGACACGAGCATGGTGCTTGGACGAACGAAAGCAGCAACACTGACACTACGACAGGATGAGCGTGGACTCTGGGGACATATAAACATTAATCCGGATGATTCGGATGCAATGAATCTGTACGCCAGAGTGAAACGGCATGACGTGGATCAGTGCAGCTTTGGCTTTGATATTCTGGATGAAGAGACAGACGTCCGTGAGGATGGTTCTGTTCACTGGAAAATCAAGAAAGTCAAGCTGTATGAAGTGTCAGTATGTACATTCCCTGCTTACGAAGAGACAAGTGTCAATGCACGTCAAAAGGATATCGACACCATCCGGGCGCGACAAAATGAGGTGTGGAAACTTGACATGAAGCAAAAATTAAAAGGAGGAAATGGATCATGTTAAAGGTTATCATGCTCAGAAAGAAGCTGAGCGAAGTCACAAAGAAGCTCACAGAGGCACGTGAGAAGGCAAAGGAGCTTGCAACACGTGAGAAGGAGCTGGAAGCAGCTATTGAGGAAGCACAGACAGACGAAGAGAAGGAGGCAGTGGCACAGGAAGTAGAGCAGTACGAGAAGGACAAGGAAGAAAATGACGAGTCAGTGAGAACTCTGGAAAAAGAAGTATCGGATACAGAGTCCGAGCTTGCAGAACTCGAAAGCAAGCAGAGACAGGCAGAAGCGGTACCAGAGGCAAGAATGAGAGGAGTGGAAACAGTGAAAAAAACAAGAAAGAAGTTTTTTGGTATGACAGTACAGGAGCGTGATGCGTTTTTCGCGCGTGACGATGTACATGCATTTTTAGAGCGCGTGCGTACACTTGGAACACAGAATCGTGCAATAACAGGCGCAGAGCTTACAATTCCAAGCGTGATGCTGGAGCTTCTCCGTGAGAACATTGAGGAGTACTCAAAGCTTTATAAGCATGTACGTGTGCAGTCTGTGCCGGGTAAGGCAAGACAGACGATTCAGGGCACGATTCCTGAAGCAGTCTGGACAGAGATGAATGCGGCTATCAATGAGCTGTCGTTGGTGTTCAACGATGCGGAGGTAGATGGATACAAGGTTGCCGGATATATGGTGATCAACAATGCCGTGCTGAAGGATTCCGACATTGATCTTGCAACAACCATCATCACATCGCTTGGACAGTCTATCGGTTTGGCACTTGATAAGGCAATCCTTTATGGTACATCAAAGAAGATGCCAACAGGTGTCGTCACACGTCTGGCGCAGGCGGCAAAACCGGAGACTTACCCGGATACAGCACGTGAGTGGAAGAATCTTTCTTCCTCAAACATTGTATCAATTGCAGCCGCAAAGAAGGGTGTTGATCTGTTCAAGGAGATTGTGATTGCATCAGGGAATGCCAAGGGCAAGTATTCGACAGGTAATCGCTTCTGGGCTATGAACGAGACAACCAAGACAAAGCTTGTGGCAGAGGCACTCAGCTTTAATGCAGCGGGCGCAATCGCTACCGGAATGGGTGACACCATGCCGATCGTTGGTGGTGCGATCGAAACACTCGATTTCATCCCGGACAATGTAATCGTCGGCGGGTATGGTGACTTATATCTCCTTGCCGAGCGTGAGGGTGCACAGATCACACAGTCCGAGCATGTGAAGTTTTTAGAAGATCAGACAGTATATAAGGGACTGGCACGATATGACGGTCTTCCGGTGATTGCAGAGGGCTTTGTAGCAATCGGAATCCTTGGAACTACACCGACAGCAGATATGACATTTGCAGAAGATACAGCAAATAAGGCGGCTGCATCAAGTAAGGAGTAATATATGACAGATGCAGATAAGTTGACAATGTTAAAGATCGACCTTGGAATCTCTGCCACGGTGTATGATAAGCGGTTGAGTCAGTATCTGCAGACTGCAAAGAAACGGATCGAACGGGAAGGCATCACCTTCCCGGAGGATCCACCTGTGGATGATGAAGAGCTTATCATAAGCTATGCGGCGTGGATGTGGCGCAAAAGAGCAACCGGCGAGGAGATGCCGCGCATGTTACGGTATGAACTCAACAATCGCCTGTTTGCGCAGAAAGCGAAGGTGGAAGAGGATGGATGACGAAATCATATTGATCGCTGTAAAGACTGAGACAGACGACATTGGAAGTCCGGTTATCACAGATAAAACAGAGCGTTCGGTAATATGCAAAGTACAGTCCGTTGATCGCCAGGAATTCTTCAAAGCCGGGCAGGTCGGTATGAATCCGAAGTATCGCTTTGATACAGACAAGGTAAATTACAACAGCGAAGAGCTTGTGAAGTACAAAGACAAAGTATATGGGATCTATCGTACATATGAGCGTACAGATTCAGATACGATCGAGCTTTATGCAGAGGAGAAAGCAGGGGTGACGTATGTCGAACAAGACGATTAAAATTGGACAGCTTGATATGGAATTACAGTCAATCTTTTCAACGTTTGAGCATCATGTGCACACTGCGGTTGATACGGCAGCGGAGAATACAGCCAAGGAAGCTGTAAAGAAGCTGAAAAAGACATCTCCCAACAACAAGCGTACAAAAGGGAAAAAGTACAAAAATGGATGGAAGTATAAGAAAACATCGGAAGGAATGACTGTGTATAACGAGCAGTATCAGCTGACACATCTTCTTGAGAATGGACATGACATCATCATCAATGGAGAGGTGCGAGGACACGCCGCTGCACACGAACATATTGCTCCAGTAGAAGCATGGGCGCAGGATGAGTTTCCGGAAGAATTCAAAAGGCAGGTGGGAAAAGGATGACGATTGCAGATGTAAAGAAAGTCTTGTCGGTACCGGGTGTGACTGTACACTATGACCATGCACCTGTAGGCACCAAAGTACCATACGTCACATACACATGCCATGCGGATAGTAATTTCTTCGCAGATGACAAGGTGTATCAGAAGATTAGTTCCATGCGTGCGGTGCTGTACAGTACGAAGAAGAATGAGAAGCTGGAAGCGATGATCGAAGATGCTTTGAATGAAGCAGAAATTCCGTGGAGCATGACAGACGAGTTCGAGAACGAGCAGAAAGTATTTATGACCATATACGAAGCTAAGACCATATAGGAAGCGAGGTAATATAAAGATGGGTAAAGAAAAAAATAAGATTAAGTTTGGATTGAAAAATACACATTATGCGATTATCACAGAGACGGAGCAGGAGGATGGAACAATCAAGAGTACATACAGTACGCCAAAGAAATGGCCGGGAGCAGTAAGCTTGTCGCTTGATCCGTCCGGAGAGTCCAATACGTTTTATGCGGATGATACCGCGTATGCCGTATTGACAAGCAATTCCGGCTATGAGGGAGATTTCGAATCTGCAGTTGTACCGGAGGACGTAGAAACTGAAGTAATGGGACAGGAAGAAATTGATGGTGTGCTCGTCGAATCTTCGACAGACGTACAGAAGTACATCGCGCTTCTGTTTGAGTTCAATGGCGACAAAAAGGCACGCAGACATGTGTTGTATCGTTGCTCACTGACACGACACTCTGTTGCGTCCCAGACAAAAGAGGACAGCACAGAGCCGGTGACGGAATCTGTGACAATAACGGCTACGCCACGTCCGGATGTCGATAACATCAATGGTAAGGAAAAGAATCTGGTTAAGGCAACAACCGGATCCAATACAAAGGATGAAACGTATAAGAACTGGTTTACAAAGGTGTGGGTGCCAACATCAGCAGAACAAACAGAGGTAGCAGGTTAATATCAATCATTGAAATGGGATGGTAGAAGATACCGTCCCATTTTTCTTGCAAAAATATAAAGTTGCACCGGTGCAACAGAAACGGAGGATACTATGAGATCAGTGATCAGAATTGGACAGAGAGAAGTAGCAGTTGAGAGCAACGCAGCAACTGCGATTCGATACAAGCAGATTTTTAAGCGCGAGCTGTTAAAAGATCTTGCGAAGCTGGAAAACGTAGAAGACGTAGACAAGCTTGACGCAATCGAATATACATCGAAGCTTGCGTATGTGATGAACATGCAGAACCGTAAGGAGATTAAAGAAGCTTCAGAAGAAGGGTACATTGCATGGATGGAAGAATTTGAGGAAGCAGACTTCCAGGATCCTGCGGCAATTACATCAATTTTGAACGTATGGAATCGCAATATTACGACCACAAGTGAACTAAAAAAAAACCAAAGTCAACAGTAAGGGAGATGAATACAAACATCTTCATGCTGCGGGCTTTTTCACTACATATATCGATGCAGGATCTTGAGGAGTTAACACATGGAGATGTGCTCGACATGATGATCGAGAGCAGCAATGACACGTATAACTACCCACTCAAGGCGACGCAGGATGATTTTGATAAATTTGCAGCTATGTAAGGGGGGTGGATACGTGGATAAATTCAAAGGCATTACGATTAAAATTGATGGAGAAACGACTGGACTTACTAAAGCACTGAAAGAAACCAATTCAGAAATAAAAAGAACAAAAAGCAATCTGAGAGATGTTGAAAATGCTTTAAAAATAGATCCTAAAAATGTTGAACTGCTGAAAGCAAAACAGAATGCTCTGAATGAAGCAATCAAAGAAACAGAAAAAAAGCTGAAACTGGAGCAAGATGCGGCTAAAAATGCGAAAGAACAGCTTGATCTTGGAAACATCACACAGAGTGAATACGATGCGCTGCAGGCAGAGATTGTTAAGACAACAGATGAACTATCAAATCTGAGAGACAAAGCAGAAAGTGCCAAGCAGGCTGTGTCTGATATGGAAGATAAAATGTCGGTTAAGATGCAGGCAGCAGGCGCGCATATCAAGGAAGTTGGCAACAACATGTCCGAACTTGGAGAAAAGGTTACAGGTGTAGGAGATAAGGTATCTGCACTTGGCGGAAAGATGACGGCAACAATTACGATGCCGGTTGTGGCGGGAGGCACCGCGGCTGTTAAACAAGCGACCGATTATTCTTCCGCATTAGCGAAGTTGTCTACCATCGCAGATACAACCCAGACACCATTGAATGATCTGGACGCTTCGATTATGGCATTATCCGACAGTACCGGAATGGGTGCAGCGGAGATTGCGGAAGCATCGTATCAGGCGATCTCCGCAGGTCAGTCGACCAAGGATGCTGTTGGATTTGTAGAACAGGCAAACGTACTTGCAAGAGCCGGATTTACAAGCATGACAACGGCGACGGATACGCTTACAACAGCCTTAAATGCATATGGGTTATCTGCAGATCAGGTATCATCCGTATCGGATAAGCTGATCACAACGCAGAATCTTGGTAAAACGACTGTAGATGAACTGGGTGCGTCCATGGGTAAAGTTATTCCAACAGCGGCGATGTATGGTGTCAATTTGGACCAGTTAAGTGCGGCATATGTTACAACTACGAAAAATGGTATAGGTACAGCGGAAGCTACAACTTACATCAATGGTATGCTGAACGAACTTGGGAAATCCGGAAGCACGACATCAAACATCTTGAAAGAAAAGACGGGCAAGTCGTTTAGTGAGCTGATGAATGAGGGATATAATCTGTCAGATGTGTTACAGATTATACAGAATGAAGCGGACAGTAGCGGAATGAGTCTTGCAGATATGTTTGGTTCACAGGAAGCCGCGAAGGCAGCGGCAACAATAACCCAGCATACAACAGATTTTACAAGTGCAGTTAAAGAACTTGGAAATTCCGCAGGTACAGCGCAACAAGCATTTGATACGCTGGAAGCTTCGGATCCGTCCATCCAGTTTGAAAAGACAAAGACAGCGATCCAAAACTGCGCAATATCAATCGGTCAGATCTTGATGCCAATCGTTCAGCAGATAGCCGGGAAAATACAGGAGCTTGTACAAAAGTTCCGTGACTTAGATCCGGAGACACAACAGCAGATTGTGATGATTGCAGCAATAGCTGCGGCGATAGGACCGTTAATTGTGGTGATAGGAACACTTATTTCATCGGTGGGTAAGGTCATTACATTTGGCGGTCAGATAGTGTCCTTAGTCGGTTCTATTACTACATGGATGGGTACTGCATCTTCGTTTATTACAGGAACCATGATTCCGGCCATCACCGGGGTTGTCACTGCAATCGGACCGTTTCTGCTGATTGCCGCAGCGGTAATTGCTGTGATCACTGCAATTATCGTAGTAATTAAAAACTGGGATGCAATCGTTGAGGTGGCACAGTTTGTATGGGAATCTTTCTGTGAGAAGGTGTCACAGCTTGTCACGGCGTTTAAGGAGTTCTTCACATCTGCTTTTCAGGCGATTGGGAGCTTCTTTACAGGCATATGGAATGGAATCGTGTCCGTTGCGACAAACGCATGGTCAAGCATAAGGAATGTATTCAGCACGGTTGAAAGTTTCTTCACAGGCATATTCCAACAGGCGTGGAATGGCATAACAAGTATCTTCAATCGATTAGGCGGTTTCTTTTCAGGCGTATGGAACTCTGTAACAGGCATCTTCAAAAGTGCAGGTATGGCAATCGGCAATGCGATTTCCGGAGCAGTAAAAACAGCCGTTAATTTTGTCTTATCCAAGGCAATCGGAATCATAAACGGCTTCATCGGTGCAATCAATGCCGTAATCGGTGTGATCAACAAAATACCGGGTGTCAGCTTGTCAAAGATCAGTAAGCTTGGAGTACCGCAATTGGAACGAGGCGGTGTGCTTGCAAAGGGACAGGTCGGCTTGCTCGAAGGTAATGGCGCCGAGGCGGTTGTACCGCTTGATCAAAACGAGAAATGGATTGCGGCCGTGGCACGTGAGATGAAAGCCGCACTTGCAGGTAATCAGACAGCAATGGCAGCAGGCGATATTGTAATCCCGGTATATATCGGACAGTCAAAATTAAATGACATCATTGTACGTGCGAACCAGATCACTAATTACAGAAGCGGAGGAAGATAATGCTGAACAAATATGTAAAAATCAATGGCGAACGTGTACCAAATCCAATCGATTATTCAGAAAGCTTCAGCAAGGTATCAAATACATTTCAGTCAGAAGCAGGAGACGATCTTGCAATTGACGTGCGAGCCGGGAAGTATTCCGGCTCGTTGAAATTCCAGGTATCTTCGAGATGGAAGAACAAGCTGCTTGGATATGCGAATATGCAGTCGGTAAAACTGCAGATTGATGAAGCGGAGTATACGGTGAGGATTGAGAGTATTGATTGCGATTTGGAGAAGAATTCGGAATATAGCCAGAACACACAAGGGTATTGGACGGTATCTTTCGGCGCGGAAGAGTTATAAAGCAAGGAGGCGGTAGCATGTATCAGGTATCAGAAGAATATCTGAAACAAACAAAAAGAAAAGTACAGACGTTCCGCCTGGCCGGAACAGTAAATAAGATTGCATTTACCAATCATGACATATTAAGCGGTTCCTTCACGATAACGAATCAGTGCAGCGAGCAGAACGATGTCAAGATCGGCAGTGTGTACATAGGAGAGTTGAAGTGCACATTCAAGCCGGATCTGCAGGTGCCAGATTGGACGAATGCACAGATCATAGTATCAGAAGGACTCTTGATTGGCGGTACCGCATGGGAAGATGTACCGCTTGGCGTCTATACAGTATCAGAAGCAAATGACACGGAGTATGGCGTTGATATCACAGCATATGACAACATGGCTCGCTTCAATCGATCCTGTACGGTAGATATTACAATTGGCACACCATATGAGTTGTTAACGCTTGCTTGCACAACCTGTGAGGTAGAGTTGGGACTGACACAGGCAGATGTAGATGCACTTCCGAACGGAACGGAGAGTCTTTCGCTTTATACAGAGAATGATATCGAGACATGGCAGGATTTTGTATTCTGGGTAGCACAGGCAACAGGTACCATTGCGACGATGGATCGCGAAGGAAAGCTTGTACTTAGAAGCTACACGCAGAATGTTGTTGATACACTTACGAATCATGAACGGTTTACCGGCTCAAAGTTCAGTAAGTTTGAGACACGCTACTCTGGATTATCCTGTGTGAATATGGAAAACAACACTACAAGCTATTATGGATCTGATCCAGATAATTATCTGACATACAATCTTGGATCGAATCCGTTTCTGCAATATGGTGTAGACAGTTACAAAGAGCAGATCCGGCGCGCGGTGCTGGATGCACTTTTGAAAATAGACTATGTGCCATTCGAGACGAGCTGCTTATGTGGGGCGATGTATGACCTTGGCGATATCATCCGGTGCACGGATGGTATTGCTCCGGGAAAGCTTGGATGTGTGATGATGTATGATTATACATTCAACGGAGGGTATAAGATCACAGGCTTTGGATCGGATCCAGCGCTTGCAAGTGCAAAGAGTAAGACGGATAAGAATCTGGAAGGGCTACGGAATAACGTATCAACAAATGAGATATTATTTTTTAATTATGAGAATGCGAGTGCAATCCAGATCGGCGACGGCGAGTCCAAGGCAATCATAGATATCCGTTTCACATCGTCCGTCTCAATAGGCGTGCTTTTTCAAGCAGAAGTACTGCTTGATGCAACTGCAGAAGAAGATGTGATCGGATCAATCGAGTACACGCTGAATGAAGTAACAATCATAGGATATAATCCGACAGAGACATGGAAAAACGGAAAGCATATACTGAGTTTGATGTATATGCTTATGATTGAAGAAAACTCCATCAATCGATGGATGGTAAAGTTAAACATTGCCGGTGGCAGTATAGCGATAGCGCAGGGGGCGGTACGTGCGGTTATCTACGGTCAGGGCTTAGTTGGTACAGTCGAGTGGGATGGATTTATCACACTGGAAGAGAAGCTTACACAAATTGCTGTATTGGATTCTCTCACTGTGTCAAAGACTATGATATGTACGGTTGTTGCAGATATGATAGATGTAGATAAAAATATCGTAGAAGAACAGCTCCAGACCGTTCAATTGGAGGATATAACAACAGTTGGGAATTTGCTTGATAAGACAGAAATCGGCTGGGGAATCGTGAGCTGGACTTTTACAACAGACAGCGAGTGCACATATTCGTCAAGGTATGTATCAACTGAATGTGGAGCGTTCAGACTTGCAACAGAATTTGTAAACAAGTCAGTAAATCAGAACATAGACCGAGGAATGATGAATGTTGTCGATTTGGACTCAACAGAATTTGAATCAATTCAGAGTGCTATTGTTAGTGATGTGCTCAATTCTGCAAGTGAGAGTGGAGATGCTGAGAGTGAGACAGAACAGGTTGTGAAGTATCTGCTCTGGTCGGAAGACAAGTATTACACGATTCAGGATGATGTAGTAAACGAAATAACTATTTCAGGAGATATCTTGCAGGCAGCAGATTTCGAGAAACATGGATTAGATACAGCACCGGCATCGGACTATATCTTGCAATTAGAATCACCGAAGATATACAAATGGACTGCAGCTGACACAATCCTAGATACAATGATTACGATCACGGCGGTACCGCATGCACAGATCGTACAGGCAACGTGTGATATGTCGGATGTAAGTATCTATGGAATCACCGGAGCAACAGCAATCCATGAAGGTATAAAAGTTAAGCTATCCTATGATGCAGGCATGACCTGGACGGAAGAAGAAACTTTGACGGATGCATTAGAAGGAAGTATGTTACATGCATATGAGAGTGTAGGACAATCAAAGATACTTACGATCGGATTCATAGTATCGACTGTGGAAGATAGCTTGACAGAGTTTCAGTATCAGTTTAAAAACGAGGAGGACTAAAATGGAATCAATACTCAAAAATATTTATATCAACAAAATTCAGGTACCGAAGTTTCACGGACATGTGCGCTTGGAACTTCGGGGATGCAGAGAAACCGAAGTGATTGAGCATGACAATCACATGACTGACGCTTTGGGAAAAATGTTCAGCAATAATGGATATTATCTAAACGTAGGAAAAGTAATGGACGAATTATGTCCAACAACAGAGGTTGCATTTGGTGGTATAGTATTAACGGACAAAGAAATACCTGATGATGCAACAACATTGCCGGGCGGAATAGAGGCTACGGCTTGTGGTGCATTTAATGTAGCAAATGCTGATGAGGCGTTGACGCAGGGGAGCTATAATCAGAAAGAAAGTGTAGCTGACTGGCCAAGCAAAAAAATGACATATGTATACGACTGGACAACCAACCAGGGAAATGGTGTGATTGCGGCTGCAGCATTAACACATAGAGACATGGGACTATGTGGGTTTGGAGATGCTGGTATAAGTGAGCTTACAAATGTTAAAAAATATATAGATGGAGATTACAGTCTGTGCAATGCAAGAGAACCGATAGATGGAATAACCACTTTCTATATAGACTCTCAGTATATCTATGGTGGAAGTTTAAGTGCTAACAAGTTTAAGGTATATAAATATGCATCAGAGATATCAACATTTAGTCCGGTTAATATAGAAAAAAATAAAACGCAAGACATAAATAAAATTAGCTATGAACAAATCGATATGGAGATTGACGGATTGTCAACTTTGAGCCGCACATGTAATGATGGGAGATATATTTATTTCATAAACAAAGGTGTAACGTATAAGAATAAAACATTACAAGTCTTTAAACTAGATATAACGGACATGACAATGCAGCGGATTGATATAACTAATAACACACAGACAAATTGGTATAATGATGGTGGAATAGATGCATATAATGAATATATATACATAAGTGACAGTAACAAAAAACTGTACGAGATCAATACCAAAAATCCGACAGATGTGCATGAATATGAAACAAAAATGGATTATATATATCTGAACAAAATAGCAAATAGCAACGGAAAAATCTATGTGACGAATAATAATCGTATTGCTATATTTGATTGTATAACAAAAAGCATGAAATTGTCAAAGTTAAAGCAATATGATAGTTCCCGTCCGTATATAATAAATAATGGAATAAATAAAATGACTGTAAATGACTCCGGAAGAATATATACCACTTATCTAAAAAACTATCTAGCAACAATCAGCAACCTGGACAAGCCAGTTACAAAGACGGCAGATAAGACTATGAAAGTGACATATACGATTCAACAAGAGTGAGTTGGTGTGCAGCAGGTGTGCAAAAAAAGTGCGCATATATGCATAGATCGTGTATTGAGAATTGTTAAAAAACGGCTTATTTTCGTACATTTGCATATATGTGCATTATAATAGGAAGAAAGGGAAACGCTGGCTCTGGGCATCTTTTTTATTCGGCGGAAACCACGTAGAATCAAGGGGTTTCCGCCGTTTTTTAATGGTTGAAAATCACTTAGGTGTGCAAAAGGTGTGCAGAA